AACCGCCACCGACCAACTCGTCATCTTGGGCGTCATCGACGACCCGACCGACAGCGACATCTCGACGGCTTTGAACGTCGTCTACACCGTTCGTTTCAACATGCACACGGGCAACCTCCCGTCTGCCGGCATCGACTAAGGAGTAAGGGACTATGGCTGTAGAAACCCGCAGCGCGCACCCGACGCTCCTGTGGCCGGGCGTGGCGCGCATCTTCGGCGACTCCTATCAGGACAAGCCGGAATACTGGCGCTCTATCTTCCAAGAGAAGGGCTCCACAAAGCACCTCGAAATCACCAGCGCACAAAGCTACTATGGCTTGGCGCCGGAAAAGGGCGAGGGCGCTTCGATCCAGTACGACCAAGCGCGTGAAGGTGCGAAATACACGCACCAGAACAAGACCTACGCGCTGGGCTACATCGTCACCCGCGAAGAACTTGAAGACAATCAGTACGAGCAAGTGTCGCGCGCTCGCGCTTCCGAGTTGGCCCGTTCCATGCGCGCCACCAAGGAAACGGTCGCCGCCAACGTGCTGAACCGCGCCTTCAACTCGTCCTATTTGGGCGGGGACGGCGTTGTGCTCTGCTCGACGGCGCACCCGACCGCTCTGGGCTCGACGCAATCGAACCGCCTCGCGGTTGATGCGGACTTGTCGGAGGCTTCGATCGAAGACGCTGTGAAGCTGATCGTCAACTTCAAGAACGACCGCGGCATCCGCGTTCAGATCATGCCGCGCCAGTTGGTCGTGCCGGTCAATGAGATGTTCAACGCCACCCGCTATGTGAACTCCACGTTGCGGCCGGGCGTTGGCAACAACGACATCAACGCGATCAACTCGATGAACGTGCTGCCTGAAGGCATCATGGTCTATCCGTATCTCACGGACGACGATGCCTGGTTCATCACCACGGACCAAAAGGACGGCCTGTTCCTCTTCAATCGCCGCGACGTTGACTTCGACAAGGACGAAGACTTCGGCACCGAGAACGCCCGCGCAAAGTCAACGATGCGCTTCGTTCCGAGCTGGGACGACTTCCGTTCGATTGTAGGGTCGATGGGCGCTTGACGCCACCGAAACTCTCCCGCCCCGAAAGGGGCGGGAGAGGGCTTTCTTCCACTGACAGCGGGGCGCCCAGTGCGGGCGCCTTTAAGGAGCCCCGCCAATGTCTAGCACTCCCACTCGTTATCCTTCAGGCGTTGCAACGCGCCACGTCGATCACCTCTATGGCTCGTTCGTTCGCCCAGACCCGTTCCAAGTCTGGCAATTCACCGACGACTTCAACGGCTTCACCGTCTCAAGCTCCACCACGACCGGTTGGCACTTGGATGAGATCGACACCAACACGGCAGGCACTGGCCCGACGATGCTGGATGAGTTCGGCGGCGTCGTGCAGTTTGAGCCGGGCTCGGCAGCAGGCGACAATTGTCACTATCAGCTTGCCAACAACACCACGATCTATGAGCCGGTAAAGCTCGTCGCCGGCAAGCGCGCCTGGTTCTCGACGTGTTTCTCCATCGAAGACGCCGATCAAAACCTCTTCTTCATCGGCTGCCACGTCGGCGCTGACGACATTCTTGGTACTGAGCCATCCGATCAGTTCGGCGTTCGCTCGAAGCCTTCGTCGCCGGGCGTCATGCAGTTCTGCGCTGGCAAGACCAACTCGACCGAAGCTGTGTCTGGCGATCTCGTCACCATGGCCGATGCCACGCGCTATGCGGTCTATGCCTTCTACGATGGCAAGGACACGATCTTGGTGCAGGTCTACACCTACGCGTCAGACGTGTTCACGCTCGTTGCAAACGGCTCGGTGACGGTCACGTCGTCAAGCGCCGGCGATCTTCTGCCGGACACAGAGATGACGATCGGCTTTGCGATCGAGGCTGTAGATACGGGCAACGACAAGCTGCAATTGGATTGGATTCACGTCGCGCGGGATCGCTGACACCGATGAGCGGACACGGACCCTGGGCCGAATGCGACCGGTGCGGTTTCCGTGTCCGCCATCATGCGTGCTCAATCGAGTGGACGGGCGCATTCGTTTGCACGAAATGCCGAGATCCACGCCCGCCTTGGCTTGATCCGCCATTCATCGATCCACTTGAAGGCATGCCTCTACCGAACGCGCGTTTGAAGAAAGACGAAGTGTTCACTGACGACGACAACCCAGTGACGGGAGACGATCTCTAAGTGGCGACCTCCGGCACCATCACCTTCAATTTGAACGCACAGCAGGTGATCGACGCCGCGCTGCAGAAGATCGGCGTGCTTGGAGAAGGGGAGACCGCAAGCGGCAACCAATATGTTGAGGCGCAGCGCGAGCTAAATCTCATGATGCACACATGGGGTATGCAGGGACCAAACCTTTGGTCGCTCGCGGAGACCTCAATCACGCTGGTTTCCGGCACGCAGACCTACACGCTTTCACCCCGCCCGCGCTTTGTGCAGAACATGCGTTTTGCCATCGACGGTGTTGAACAATACCCGATGAGCGAATGGGATCGGCAAGACTGGGACCGCTTCCCGATGAAAACGCAGACCGGCAACCCAATCAAGTTCGTGATTGATCGCCAGCGTGCGTCAACGACGGTGAAGGTGTGGCCGATCCCGAGCTTTTCGAGCGGGACTTACACGTGCCCGTATAGCTACGAGCGCGTTTGGGAAGACGTGACCCAGCCAAGCGAGGACATCGATGTCCCGCAGGAATGGCTAGAGACCGTCACCGTCAATCTCGGCGCGCGCTTGGCTGACGACTATCGCTTGAACGGCGTTCACATCGACCGCGTGCGCGACCGCGCAGCGCGTCTCTACGACATGGCAATGACAGCAGACCGCCGCGGCGATGTTCGCATCCGCGTTGGCGGAGGGAGATAAGAGATGGCTATTCCTTTGAGTGCGCTGCGTAGGGCGCTGGCGGAAATGGCGAGTGAGGCGGGCTATGGACTTCGCGGCGCTTATCGGGGCGATCACGTCATGGGCGGCATGACGATTGGGGGCTTTGGCGGCGGCCTCACTGGAGGCGTTGCGGACGAAATGACGCCAGGGGAAGAAACGGCTTACGGTCCAGCCGGGTTCGTAACGGGCGCGGCGCTCGGCGCCGCTGGCGGTGGGGGTGCGAAACTCGCACACATGGTTATTAACGCCGCGCGCGAAGGCGGGCGTGGTTTTTCTGGCGGTCTCCGCGAGGCTCTAGCCGAACAAGCCGCGTCGCGTGGCATGGGCCGTCGTGCTGTGCGGGAAGCGGCAGATGCGGAAGATGCGGCGGCGTTTGGCGCGGCAAGCGCTCGCAGAGAGACGCCACTTGTAGAAGAGATGCGTGCGGCTGGAGATCGGACGTTCTCGCGTATGCCTGACGCGATGGACGAAATGCAGGAGTTGCAGGCCGCATCACGCATCTTGCGTCGATTGAAGCAAGAACGACGCGTCGCCACTGACCCGGAGGATGTTGCCGACCTAGATCAGCAGATTTCTGAACTCACTCGGTTGCTCGGTGGCTAATGCAGCCATGTCTCTCCGCCGCACCTTCGACGCGACCTTTCTAAACCAAGTGGTGAACGACCCTCGCGTTCGCCCTTGGCTCGGGGGCGATCGAACTTCGCGACTGGATCTTCAGCCGGCGATCGATGATGGCGCGATTGCTCTCATCAATCGCGACGGCGGGTTTCTATTCGTGCCCAAAGGGGAGGGCGTCTTTGAGGTTCACACGCAGTTCTTGCCGAGCGTGAAGGGCAAAGCGCTTTGGTTCGCTCGAGAGGCGGCGCGCTACATGTTCAAGACCGTAGGCGCTGAAAAGCTGGTGACGGACGTTCCGGAAGACAATCAGGCGGCTTTGGCGCTTGCGCTGAAGACTGGGTTTGAGATCGACCGCTCGCGAAACGACGACGGATCTGAGACCGGAAAGGCCCAACGCATCCTTGAGTTGGACTTCACGCGTTCGGCCTTCTTCAAAGCCTCAGCCCATTGGGATGGGGATACAATTGAGCATCGGGAGAGCGCTTGATGCCTGTGGCACTACTTGGCGCGGCTGTAGTTGGCGGCGCGTCGATCTATTCAGCCAATAAGCAGGCGTCTGCCGCCAAAAAGGCGGGGCAAATGGCCTCAGAGGCAGCGAGCCAGGAAATCGCCCTTCAACGCGAAGCGCGGGACGAAGCGCGCAAGATTTTCACGCCCTACAGCCAGGAGGGCGCTGCTGCCCGGAGGCTCTACAATAGCGCCATGGGCATCGGCGTTGGCGGCAGCACCGATCCAACGGCGCTTGCCGAGGCGCGCTCTGACTATGACACGGCCTTTGAGGCCTCGCCCTTCTGGCGCGATGCGCAGTACGGCGCCGATCAAGCCATGAATGCACTTCGCTCCACCAACGGCGCGATGGGGCGCGGCTCTTCCATCAACTCGGGCAAGGCGCTTCGTGCTGCGTCCGACATTCAGACCGGCTATCGCGGCCAAGCGACCATGAACTACCTAAACTCGTTGGGCGGCATTATCGACACGGGGCTGACGGCGGATTCGGGCATTGCTTCTGGCGGCCAAGCCTACGCCAACAATGCAGGCAACGCGATCCGTAACGCAGCCAGCGTTCAGGGCAATGCGGCGATGGCCGGCGCCCAAGCGTGGGGCAATGCCGCCTCTGACATTGCAGGCTTCGCCGGTTATGCGCTTGGAAACTACAAGCCTGGCGGCACGGGCTATTTCGGCAGAAGCGGTGGCGGTTCGTCGTCTGGAAACCCGCCGTTTATCTTCGTGCCAGGGGGCGGCTAATGGCCCAAATTTTCAACTCCTTTATTTCGGGCATGGAGGCGGGCACGCAACAGCGCGAGCAGCGCACGCGCCGCGATGCCTTGGAAGAGGCAGGCCGTCTCTACGCGGCAAACGATGCGCAAGGCGCGGAGAACGCGCTGATCGGCGCGGGCCTCATCAGCGAGGCTGGGCAATACTCAGCGCTCAACGAAGCGCGCCGTGGGCGGGCGACCCGGCAAGCCGTCTCGCAGGCAATGACGGCGCTGGCCCCAGACGCAAGCGCAACTGATCGCCTCAATGCGGGCGCGACGGCCGCGCTTGGCGCTGGCGACACAGATCAGTGGTTTGCCTTCCAACAAGCCGCAAGTCAGATGAGCGCGCAGCAGCGCGAAGAAGCCGGGCAACGCGCGCAATGGATTGGCTCGGCGGCGGCGAGCCTGCTTGATGTGCCGGTTGAACAGCGTGTCGACCGCGCGCGGGCGCTTCTTGCCGCCAGCCCTTACGCTAACGACCAGTACGTTGCGCAGATGATCGATGAAGCGGGCGAGCTTTCGGATGAAGCGCTGAACGCCGCCGCGCAGAACTCCATGAGCGCGGCGGAAATCCTTGGCATGCGCCGGCAAGAGAGCCAGTTCCAGCAGCAGCTCGAGCTGTCACGCCAGAACGCCGCGTATGCGCGCAATCCTGACAGCGCGCCGATCTCAGACGCCCAGCGCCGTGTACTTCAAAACGATTACAACCGCGCCATCACGGCAGCGATGGACGATCTTGGCATCCTTCGCCCATCGCTGCCGTATGCGCGCTTGGCCGTTACCAACAACGGCGACACAACCAACATTCAAGGTGTCAACTCAAGATCATCGGACGTGGCTTTGCTGCGCGCCGCCGCGCGTGCGCAAACCGGTCCTGGCGTGCTGACGGAATCGGAAGTGTTCTCCACGCTCTCGCCGTCGCTACAGCAAGATCTCATCCGCAATCGCGCCTATCTCGACATTTCTCAGAACGGGATCACGCCGCGAGACCGCTTGGCACTGGCGCAGTTTGTCATGCAATCGGCGCGCAACGTTCAGCGTGACACTTGGGATCTCTACGATCAAGCATCGACCGATTGGGGCGCGCGCCCCAATGCGCCGACGTTCCAGGCGCCGCGGATTCCTCACCCGGAAGATGAAGGGCGTTTGCAGGCCGCCGAACGAGGCGGCGCGCAAGTGGGGCGCGCCTACGTCGCCAACAATGGCCGCACCTATCGCTTCCTTGGCCCCGGCTCTTGGGAGTTTGAGCGCATGGGCGGGCAGCGCGATCCGAACCAGCCGCTGCTCGTCGATCCTCGCGCGCAACCGGGCGGCGGCCAGACTTCGCAATTGCAACCCGCGCCAACGCCAGAGGAGGCGAGGGCCGAACTTGAGCGCCGTCGCCGCGCGAATGCGCCTGCCGCGTCGCAGGCTTCGCAGGGCGCTCGCCCCGGAGCGTTCTAAATGAACTTGGCCGGCTACAGCGACGCCGAACTTGAGCGGATCGCCAATGGCGGCGCTCCGAGCAATTCATCTCGCCCGCTAAGCCAATACAGCGACGACGAACTGAGACGCATCGCCAATAGTTCGAGCACGCCATCCAGGCTTGACGCCTTAGCCTACAATTTCGCTGACGGCGCAACGTTCGGCTTCGGCGACGAAGCCGCTGGTGCGCTCGCTGGCGCTGGAGCTGTGCTTGGCGGCGGCGACTATGCCATGGCCTATCGCCAGCGCGTGGACGCTGCGCGCCAGCGTCTAGAGGCCGCGCGCGAAGCACATCCTGTCACATCGATGATCGGCACGCTTGGCGGGGCGACGGCGACATTCCTTATTCCAGGCGGGGCCGCCGCGACAGGCGCGCGCTTTGGCGTCGGCGGACTTCAAACCGCAGGCCGCGTCGGCCAAGCGCTCGCAACCGGCCGTGCGTTGCCGTTCGGCAGCCAACTTGCCTCGCAAGCAGCGGGACGCGGGGCAGGCGCGATTGCCTCACAGGTCGGGCTCGGCGCCATGCAGGGCGGGCTCTATGGCGGGCTCTACGGCGCGGGCGCGGCCAATGAAGGCGATCGCTTTGACGGGGCGCTTCAGGGCGCGACATGGGGCGCGATTGCGGGCGGGCTTGTGCCTCCAGCATTTCAATTGCTAGGCCGGTTTGGCCGCGCGGTTTATCCAAATCCCGCTGCCCGAACAGCTATTGGCGGCGCTCTCGGCGGCGGCATTGGCTATACGCAAGGCGAGACGGACGAAGAGCGTCAACAGAACGCGATGCGTGGTGCTGCGTTTGGCGCCGGCGCTGGCGCAGCGCTCCGGCCTCTCGTCTCCAACGTAGGCGGGCCGCTCTTGCGCGCATGGCGTAACCCGCGCGCCGCGTTTGGCAACAGCACTGGCATGAGTTTTGGCATTCCCCCGGTCGGAGATGATGCTGCGAGCAGCGCTGGCGCGCCGATCATCGACCAAGCCACGCTGCGTTCCGTGGACCGCACGCTTGGACGCCAGAACCGTGGCGTCACTGATCTGGAGAACCAAATCCAAGCCACGCGCGGCGAGCCCCTGGGTCGCACGCTTGCCGATTTGAACCCGGAGTTCTCAGCCGAACTCGACGCGATCGCCAACATGCCGGGCCAAACGTTCTCAAGAGCGCAGGCCGTAGCGCAAGAGCGCGCGCAGCGTCTCCCTGAGCAATTGCAGACCGAACTCCGCGACATGCTTGGGGTTCGGATGTCTCCGGTGCAGGCGCTTGATGAAATCCGCGCAGGCGTCGCCTCGGCCAGCGATGGTTACGAGCAAGCGCTCGCGCAAGCGCCGGTGCGGGAGATTGTCGAGACGCGCATCGCGCCGCTCCTGGCTACACCTGAGATGCAGCCCGCTCTTGCGCGCCGCTTCCGGGTCGAAGAAGGGCGCGCGCAACTGGCGCGCGTGCGCGGCGAGGCAGCGCCGGAGCGCTCCATCGTGCGAACCGAAGATGGCGCCTACCGGCTTTCACCTAATGCAAGCGCCCGTTCGCTGCATGAGATCAAAACGTCGATCGACGATGAATTGAGCGCCGCCGCTGATCGCCGCTCGCTCTCACCGGCGGGCCGTGAAGAGCAGCGACTGCTTGACGACTATCGCACAAGCTACATTAGCGCGCTGGATGATGCGCTGCCTGGTGCGGAGGGCGCGCCAAGTTATGCGGCGGTGCGCGGTCAGCGCGGCTCTCTCTACGACGCAGAACAAGCGCTTGGCCTAGATGCTAACGGCAATGCCCGCATGGGGCGTGACCTCCTGCGCATGCGGCCCGAAGAAATCGCCAGCCGCATGCGTGAGACGGTGACGCAAACGGGCCGCGTTCGCCCGACCACGCCGTTTGAGCGCGAGATGTATCGAATCTCTGTCGCTGACGAAATCATGCAGCGGATCGACGACTACGTTTCGGCGTCGTCTGACAAGGTGAGAAACGCAGGCGAAGTGCTGGATAAGCGCGGCCTACAGAACCGCCTGCGCGCCGTGTTCGGCAATAACCCGGAAGCTATTGAGCAATTCCTGAACCGCGCAATCGAACGCGCTGAAATGCTACGCCGCGCCGCGAGTTGGACCGGCAATTCCGCGTCGGCGCGCCGCATGATGCGCGGCGGCGACCGGTTCATGGCGAGCCTTTCTGAGGCTGGCGCAAACATGGCGACCGGTAATCCAGGCGTGGCGGCTAGCGCAATTGGCCGGGGCGCATGGCATGCGCTGCGTGGACGTGTGCTTGAACGGCAAAACGACGCCTTCGGTTCAGCGCTTCTGCGCAATGTCGAGGGCACATCAGCGCAAGACGAGGCTTATCTGCAAGCCTTGCTGCGCGAGCTTCGCAAGATGGAACAAGCCCGCATCGCGCGCGCGGAAAGCGCAGGCCGTGACAGCGCCATCAACGCCATTGCACCACAAGGGCACCTCGACGATAGCGGGGGCTATTACTGATGAGCCGCGCGGCTCTCATTGAGGCGCTGGCGGCGCGTCTTGGACGCGCGAAAGCCGCAGGCTTTCGCACCGATGAAGTGCTCTATCACGGCACGCCGAGAAGCGTGCGCGAGTTTCGCGATGGGCTGATCTTTCTGACGCCTGACCCCAGAATCGCCTCTATCTATGCCAAAGGTAAAGGCCTGGGCGCCATGTTCGGTCACGGCGAAGGCGCGCAAGTGATGCCGGTCGTGACCCGCGGACGCTTGAAGCAAATCGACGACACGATTTCGATGACGGACGAACTTGCCCGCGAAGTTCGTCAAGCCAAGCGCGAAGGCTATGCGGGCCTTGACCTTCAAGCGATGCTGGATCGGGGCCGGCTTGGGCCACAGCGGCAAGTGGTGATGTTTCGAGGCCGCGACGTGCGCTCACCCAATGCGCGCTTCTCAGATCTTTCGAGCGGCAATGTGATGGCTGGCGTTGGCGGGGCGCTTGGCGCTGGCGCGCTGCTCAGAGAAGTGCTGCGTGATCGCGAGGCTATGGCATGAGCGGCGCATCTCGTCTTCTGCGCGAAGCTCTGGCCGCACGGCTAGCGCGTCGAGAAGGGCGCGCGCTCGCCAGCCGCCCCCGAGGCTCAATCACCTCAGACCCAAACGGAACCCCACTCCAAGGACTAGATACTACGCCTAGCGTTAGTGATCCGGTGGAAATGAGAATGGCGCGCGCAAGGCGGCTAGGGTTTGATACTGAGACGCCGCTTTATCATGGGACAACTGCCGACTTCGCCGAGTTCAACGGCGGCGCTAATCTACGAGACACGCGCGGCATTCATTTGGCCGACGATCCAGAGACGGCCAATTTCTTTGCCGGAATGGGGCAGAACGGGCGCGTGATGCCGGTCTATGTGCGCGGCCGTCTGCGTGAACACGTCGGGCCAACGGGGAGCGCGATAGAGGCCACGATTAGACAAGCGCGGGCCGCTGGCGATGCTGGCGTAAGCGTGACTTACCCAGGAACCTCCCGCAATGGGTTTAGGCCTCGTCGAGAAATCATTGTCTTCGACCCCTCCAACATCCGTTCTCGTTTCGCAGCCTTTGACCCCGCCCGTTCTAACTCAAGCGATCTTCTAGCTGGACTTGCTATTGGCGTTCCGGCTGGCGGCCTAACGCTTCGCGAAGTGCTGCGAGACCAATACGGAGAACGCGCATGAGCGCCATTGGCCGCACCGTAGAGCATCTTCTAGCTGAACGCCTCGCGCGTACGGCAGGGCGTTGGCCGCGCGCTATGTTTGGCGCCGCGGATGAAAATGCAGCGCGTCTCGCGCGCGCCGAAGAGCTGGGCTTTGACACGAGCCGCATCTACTATCACGGCACGAAGGCGGACATTCCGGCTTTCCAGCCGTCGCGCGCAACTTACGGCCCTGGCGTCTATGTGAGCCGCACACCGGATCGTGCAAACGACTTTGCGGGCGTATGGGATGAGGTTCCCGATGGCGGCAATGTCATCCCGATCTTCATCCGCAAAGGCCGCTTTAAGCCCACCATCGGCAATGAGGGCCGCGTCGTTGATCCACGAGATGTGCGCTCCATCTTCGCGCGCTTTGATCCTGCGAAGGCTGGGTCTGCTGAATTGCTGGCGGGCCTCACTGTTGGCTTGCCGATCAGCGCCGTGACGCTTCGCCAAGCACTCCGTGATCGCAGCGTGGCGTAAGTGGCTTACTTTGCCTTCCAAACCAACACAGACGACCGCTCTAAGAAGGGCATCGTCCCACTTGTGCTGCGAAATCTCTTCCTCGAGCCACAGGCTGAAGGCGCAGGTAAGAACACGAACTATGTTTTAGCGCCAACGCCAGGCATGACCTCGCGAGTGAGGCCGTCGTCTGGGGCAAACATTCGCGGCGTCTTCTGCCGCGCTGGCGTCCAAGGCGGCGCGCTCTTTGTTGTGGCGGGAACGACGCTCTACGAGATCACCAGCGCATGGAGCGCCATCAGCCGCGGCGAAGTGTTGGGCGCGGGCCGCGTGCTCTTTGCCGCCATCGGCGCAAACCTCGTGCTCCTGTCGTCTGGCGTTCTCTACCAATGGGATGGCTCCACACTCACCAAGAACACAGACCCGGACTTTCCGGCAGATGCTTACACGCTTGCTGACCTTGCCGACCGGATCCTGACTAGCCAACGGGGAAGCGATACGTTCGATTGGAGCGCTGTTGGATCGTCGCTTGATTGGCCGGCGACCGGCTTTGCGGCGTCGGCGCGCTACCCAGATGAAATACGCGCACAAGCTGAGATCGGCGGCGACCTATTCCATTTTGGCGCGGCCTCCATCCAGCCTTGGCGCGCGCAAGGCGGTCAGGACTCCGACGCTTTTGACGTCATCCCAGCCATCGTCATCAACCGCGGCATCGTTGGCCGCGATGCGTGGGCAAGGCTCGATAGCTACGCCATGTTCATTGGCGATGATCGGGTGGTTTATGAGATGTCGGGCTATCTGCCTCAGCGTGTGGTCAATCGCGATCTTGAGCTTCGTCTCGCCGCTTTGAGTGAAAGCGAGATCGCAGAGGTGCAGTGCTTTTCCCATACCTGGGGTTCGCATCTAAAGTTCGTCGTGAAACTCCCGACCGGAAGCGCCTTCGTGTTCGATGCGTTGACGCGCAAATGGCATGAGCGCACCGCTCTTGGTGAAGACGGATTTGGCATAGTCCACTATGCGCGTTTCAACGGCTATCATGTCGTGGCGTCTGCGGACGATGATGCGATCTACACATGGGATGAGGGCGTTTATTCAGACGACGGCGCTTCAATTGATCGCGTCGCCATGCTGCACATTCCGATCCCGGAAAAGATGTCGATCTCGAACGTTACGCTGGACATCAAAACCTTCGGCCAACCTGTGAGCGGCGATGGCTCAGACCCGAAAGCCTATGTCACGTTCTACCGTGATGGCGGCTCGCTCGACAGTCTGCAGCAGCTTGGCATTGAGCGTGTCGTTTCACTTGGCCGCGCCGGAAACTACAGAACCCGCCCGACGATCTGGCGGCTCGGCATCGCAACGCCCGCCAACGGGCTCATCATCAAAGTCAGACTGCCTGATCCGGCTGGTTACGCCATCGCAGGCGCTTGGGTGAACGAGATTCCGAATTGATCTCCATTCTCTTCTTCGACCCGCGCAAGGCGTTTGTGGAGAACGGACGTCTTCTCCGCGATGCCTTTATCCGCTTGAACGACCTCATCCGCCGCACTGGTGGAGAGCGCGGCGAGGCGCTTGGACCTTTGCCTGAATACACCGTCGCAACGCTTCCGAGCGCATCAGACAACGCCCGCTCTTGGATTTGGGTAAGCGACGAAACGGGCGGAGCGACGGCGGCTATTTCAGACGGGACGAACTGGCGGCGGATGCAAGACCGCGCGATTGTGAGTTAGGGGCAGGCCATGGACTTACGCCAAGCACTGCGCGAGTGGAATGAAGGCATGGCGCGTGCCAGCCGGGACTTCCAAGGCGCATTTGACGGCGCGGCGCGCCGGACACGCCAAGCGTTGCCGCCATCGGTCATTCGGGCGATGTCTGAATCCGGCATTCCCGGCTGGGGCGGTCTTAGCCGAGCGCGCAACGTGCAGGACGCAACCGATCTTGGCCTCGTCGCGCCAAGCCAAGCGCCGGTCTCCAATGCGCTGCGTGCTTCAATTGGCGATGTGGTTGCGCCCGGCTACGCCACAGACGGCGCTCCGGCTCCGACGCCTTCTGCATCAAGTGCGCGTCGTGGCGTCGAGCCGCCGAGCGCGCCGCTTGGCCCATCGCAGGCCGCACAAGACAATCAGGCCTTCAGAGAAGCCCTTATGGCGGCAAGGGCGGCGATCAGAACAGAGGGCGCGCCAGTGTTTCGCGATCGGCCGTATCAGCACGCAGGGCAAGCCTACGCCGAATCAATGGACGATTATCGCGCCGCACAGGCAGAGGTGGACCGCCGGGAAGGCGTTTCATGGGATCAGTGGTGGCGCCATCGCGGGCGCCAGGATGCAAACAGGCCGGTGGCTCCCGAAGACTATGACTTTGCCCGGCGCTATCGCTGGGGGCGCGCGCCAGATCCGAACCAAGGACGCCGCTAACAGGCGACGCCGGTTTCGTCGATGGCCGTCTCTGCGGCGTCGCTCCGGTAGACGCGGACAATCTCCCCTTGCCGGCACTCTGTTTGTATCCATGGCGCGGTCGGCCTGCTATCGCCAACGAGACGGACGTAAGGTTCTGGTGGGCGCGCTGTCGCCGCTTGATAGGCGACAACGCAAGCAACGAGTGTGAATGTGGCTATGGCGGCGGCGTGGCGGGCTTTCATGGGTGGACTCGTTCTAGCAGAAAAGCGCCCCAGCGTGAACCGGGGCGCTCGGAGGTTTAGAAGTTTGCGGTCGCCCAATCGGCATGACCGCGCGGCGCTTGAGATGCGCCAGTCTTTCTGCCGGTGCGGCGGTAGCTCTTGGCCTTCATCGGGATTGAGAAGAAAGCCGAGAACAAAAACACCATGCCGTGAAAGAACCCAGCCTTGAGCCAGTAGAGGACGTTCGTTGAGAACATCACCGGTTCAGCGGTTGCGCGATCGATCCGGGCTTGGATCAAGTCACGCTCGGCTAGGTAGTTGACGTAGGCGGCGTCGTTGCCGCCATAAGTCGCCTCATCGGAGAGAGCGTCGATGCGACGGTTGAGGCTTGTGAGGCGGGCAAGGTCCGCCTCGTAGGTGTCAGCCGCGCGAACCGCAACGGCGGTGTGCGCCACGTCAGCATTGTGCAGGGACGTAGAGAGGTTCCAGCACGCCAACGCGATGCAGACGCCAATCGTGGCCTTCGTCCATAAGCGAGCCGCCCCGCGCACCTTATGGAGCACTTGCGGGCCAAGGACGATGCCAAGCTCGGCGAGGATCGCGGTGCAGACCAGAATGACCGCCGTGATCATGTCGCCAGCATGCGCGCCAACGGTGATCGAGACGGCCGTTCCGACTGCAACAAGCGCCGCAAACGCAACGCCGCGAAGGATGGTGCTCGGCCAGTTCACACGGGCTGCGAAACGAAGCCCGCGATTGAGGTAGAGGCCGAACGCGCCGCGTTTGCGGCGCTTGGGCGCCGGTTTGACCGCCGCCTTCTTTGAGGTAGACTTTGACATGGGCGAAAGCCCTCCTGTGTGGATACGGGAAGCGCCGGGGTTACGAGGTCGAACGCGGAGCCCCGGCGCGCTGTTGTTGGGGATTGGAGATGTGCAGTCTCCATGTGCGCCAACGTAGCAACGTAGCTGCATCATGTCACTACGCCATAAGCCGAAACGATGTGGATAGCTGCTTAAATAGGCGTAATGACATTATGCCATTGCGCCAAATGTGAAGCAGGCGTAAACGTGCGCCTTATGGCAAACACATTCCCCAAGCGCTGGACAGAAACGTTTCAGATGCGCGTGGACGCGCAATTCAAGAAAGACGTTGAGGCAATCGCCAAGGCGCGAGGGTTGCCAGCGGGCGCGGACGCCATTCGGGAATTGGTGGCGCAGGAGGTTGCGCAGCTTGCGCGTAAGGCTCAGCCGAAGAGATAGCCCCAAGCCCAAGCGATCCCAGCCACGAAGATCAGCGCTAGCCCGCCATAGACGACAAGCACATAGCTCCCGCGCAAGATCATCTCGCCATCGGATGCCCGGCGCGCTCCCGTGAAGCGGCCAATCTCTCGGGTGACGATGGCGAACGCTAAGGCGGCGAGGAATATCCCGCCAACGATGCTCACGCCTTCATGGCCCAGCGTGTTGGATAGCGCGCCAGCGCCTAAGCCTCTTAAAACGGCTTCCATGACCTAACCCCTCCGATTGGGCGCCCGCCCGTAAATTCATCCTATGGGCGCACCGGCCGGACCTCAATATATCCAGATCATCGACACAACGGGTCCGCTCGTTGGCGCGACGATTGAATACACCGATCTCTCGGACAATGCGCGGGCGGTTTATTCAGACGCTGGGCTTAGCACCTCGCTTGGCGCAACGCTCTCAGGCGGCAATGCCTCGGACTCTAAAGGCCGGTTCCCAATCCACTTTCTGGACCCGAGCCTCGATTATAAGCGGGTCATCAAAACCAGCGCCGGAGCCGTCTGGCGCACCGACAATCCGGTCCAGACAGCAAACGATGACCTAGCCGATTACGTGCCCAAGGCTGGCGCGACCATGACAGGCGCGCTCTTCCTGAAGGAAGGCGCGGCCATTGCGTCGGCGGCGACCATCAATCTCGACGCCGCCACCGGAAATTTTTGCCACGTCACCGGAACGACAGGCATCTCAGCCATCACCTTGGCGACCGGTCAAATCTGGATCGTCTTCGACGATGCGCTGACGCTGACACACAGCTCAAACCTTATCCTCCCAGGCGCCGCCGACATTACGACCGTTGCAGGCGATCGGATGCTGGTGGCCGGCGAAGGCGGCGGCGTCGTTCGCGTGCTCGACTATCAGCTTGCGAGCGGCTTGCCGTTGGTGGAGTCGGCGGAGATCCTGATTGCAGTCGGGGACGAAACAACGGCGCTGACGACGGGGACGGCAAAGATCACGTTCCGCATGCCATTTGCGATGACGCTGACGGCTCTGCCGCGGGCCTCGCTGACGACAGCCTCATCTTCCGGCGTCGTGCAGGTGGACGTTAATGAGAGCGGAACAACGATCTTCTCGACGGAGCTGACAATCGACGCCAACGAAACGTCTTCCGCGACGGCGGCGACGCCGGCGGTTCTCTCCGATACGAGTCTGGCTGACAATGCGGTGATGACCGTTGATATTGTCGATGACGGCACGAACGCGGCCGGATTGAAGATTTTGCTGCGTGGAACGCGGCGCAACCGCTAATGGGTGCGGTCGTCGTCATTCAATCTAGCGGGATTGCGGCAGGCGGCGGCGATGTAACCCCCGATGCAGTCAACTGGGGCAACATCACCGTCACGTCTGGTTCCGGCATTGAGAACAACTCAGGCTCAGCCCAAACCTTAGCCGGGATCGACTCGCCGATCACGCTGCGCGCGGCTTGGACGTCAAGCTCGAGCAATCCCACCAAAGGTCAGTGGATCAAGAACGGGGTCGCGGTTCAGGCGCCGCAACTGAGCCCGGTCGAAGTGACGGCATCCGTTGGCGATGTGCTCTACTGGCAGACCTACGCAGCTTACACGCACCCCGCTGGGAATTACGACACCGGCACGGTGACGGTGACAAACCAAAGCGACGGCGCGGCCAGCTTGGACACGTTCACATTCGCTTGCCAGTATGTGCGCGCTGGCGGTGGTGGCGGTTATAACGAGCCGCCTCTGATTGAGTTCTAAGCCCGCACGCCAGGGTTTCATGGGAAAATTCGCCCATGAGCACAATCCATCGGCGCGGCGTTCTACTTGACGGCATCGGCAAGGAATTGGTGCGCTCCGCCAATGGCGGGCCGCGCAAAACCCTTTCGCAGTGGCTTACCACTCTTCAGAACAGCATCGAGCTGGAAGACCTCGCCGAGACCTTTACCAGCGGCGACGCGACGCCTGACGTTTCGGGCTCGGCCAAGTGGATCACGGCGGGCTCTACCGCGATCACCGACTTCG